ATCAGCATAAGTTCCCGATGTAGTCCAAGTACCATTCGTTAATAGATTAGCTGTTACTATAACCCCACCAGCAGTTTTAGGACTTTCGTAAGTCGGTTTATTCGAGCCATTAATCTTTGAAAGAATTGAGTTACCCGATAACCCAAATTCCCCTGCGTTGATAGTTGCTCCTGTAGGAATTGTGAGGCTTCCGCTTGTTCCTGACACAATCTCATAATATGTAATTTTGTAGACATTATTCTCAAGTTTTGTTATACGCGAATTAGTAGACGTTAAGTCTGTAGCAGATTTTTGTGATATAATCTTCTTTTTACTAAAATGCGTCATGATTATTATTTACCGTAATATTCTATTGTTATTGTACAAAATAAAGCATCAGTAGCTATTAATTTAAGATTAACTACGTTAGTATTATTGTTTATCTCAAATAAATCTCCATCTCCCATCCACATACCTTTTGAAGCTGCTACAGGAGTGTCACCTACCTTTTGAGTATATCTTAATAAATAAGTAGCATCTGTAGGAGTTCCTATTTTTTTAACCTTAATAATAACTCCACCAATATCCGCCGATGTAATACCTGATGGTAATATAGCAGACGTAAATGGTAAAGGTAATGCAGCAGACGTAAGAGTTAAATCTTCTGTACCTAAACATATCTTATCTGATAATTTACTATTAGTTTCTTTTATAGCTCTAATAATCTCTAATGTATCCTTGTCCATTTTATTATATTTTATGTATCAAAAATAAATAAAAAAAGGGCTAGTTTTTTACGCCAGCCCTTTTAATTTGTAATTAATTATTTATTAGTATTTCCATTTAGTAGTTGGTAATGCCATAATCTCATTTAATACTAAATCAGGGTCACCTGTAGACACATTTGCGTAACGTACAAATGGTATCATAATGTCAGTTGCATCGAATATTAAAGGAGTTGTACCTACTGAATAAACAGGATAAGTAACATCATTTAATTTACAAGTAACCACTCCGTTTTGAGCCACTAATACTTCTACTGTTACATAAGCTGTATCTGTTGGTATAATACCTGTAGATGTAGATACTGTCGCAGCATTATTTAAAATACCTTGAGTAGTAATTAAATCACCATTAGCTGCTAATGTACCTACTGCTGCTAAGTCAGTATAATCATTAAAATCAGCAGTATGAGCCGCTTTTCTACGGAAACCTACTAACCATGCTGCATCTGTATAATCAGCCGCTTTTACACGAGCAAATACAGAGAATGGAGTTTTGCCTACAGTAAACTCTTTAGGACAATTAGTAAATAAATTTGGCGTGTATTCCGCACCTTCAGTATCAGCTAAATCTTGATCTAAAATTAAACCGTCATTTCCAGGAGTTGGAGTTGTTAATGTTTGAGAACCAATTTGAGTGTAAATCCACTTAGCATCTGAATACATTTTATTAGCTCCTGTAGCAGTTGGAACAGCACCAGCAGCACCTTGGAAAAAGATACCATTACTAAAGAAATCAACTTGTGCAGATGGGTCTTGGTCAAAACGATTAGAAATACCTCTGTGCATAGATGATTCAAAAGCGATATAACCAGCTAAGTTAGTAGTAGTTGTTCCTGCTCCATTATCAACAAATACTTGTTGAGTTTTTACTAAGAACACTCTTGCAGCACCTTGAAAAGCTGTTGGTAAAGCTGTATCTTGTAAATAAGAGAAAGAGAACATATTATATTTCTGTCCGCTTACTGGCAAACCTCCTGTAATAGTTTTAGGAGCATCAATTTCACCTGAAATTAAGTTACCTGTCATGAAGTCATAAACAGGAGCGTTATTTAACAAGATTAATCCTGTACCTGATTCGTAAACAGCAGGAGTAGTTAATACATAGTTAGTAGCCGCGAAACCACTTCCATCTGAATTTGCTACAGGTTTAACAACAGAAGCACCTTTACGGTTATTCATTCCTTGACGATTGTAAGGGTAATAAGTAAGGTCATCTGTTACCGTAAATCCATTGCCTGAACCTAAACTAGCTGCAATAACGTAATTAGACGCTAAAAGATTAATCTTAGCTACTATTCCTAATGAAATTGCTTCACGTTGAGCAGCAGCATTACCTAATGTTGTTACATCAGCAGGGGTAGTAAACGAGTAAGGCTTAAGATTTTCTGTATAACCGTGATCCACTCTGTTGTTATCCCCTATTAAAACTGTATAGGTAGTGTCTGACGTAGGAGTATACGAGGTTGCACCAATTGTTACTACTTGCGCTACTTCCGCGCGATAATTGATTTGTGAGAAGTCTATGATTCTCGTTTGTTTCATCGGGTCTAATCCTGCAATTAGGATGTCGCCGCCACTGTACTGTACATCTGAACTTAGAGATGTTGTTAACAATACTGATTTGCCTTTCTGTGACATTGTTTATTTGGTTTTGTGCCTTTCGGCTGGTTTATAGTTCAAATGTAAATATTATTTCAATATGAATTTACTTACTCTCTTTTTCTACAAAAGCAGAATTTTCAAAAGAACCTACTACTCCTAATAATATCTCAGCAGCCATTTTAGCTAATTCATCTTGACATTTCTCAGGCATATCAGTAGTAGTTGTATTAGAAGCTAATATTACTTGTCCGCTTGTTAATGTAGTTGTTACAGCCGCCGTGAACTGATTTCCTGGTTGATAAGTAACGCCATTTTGAACGCTTAACTCTATGGCTATATAAGACAAACCTGTTGTCAAAACACCTGCTCCTGCATTAATGTATTGATTTTCTGCCCCCATATTAAATACGGCAGGTTGTTTTATATAGTCTAATTTTGGAGATGTTATAGCACTTCCTATTCCTCTATACACTAAAACTCCCGTTGCATCTTCTAAAAAGAAAGGTTTTTTGTTATTAGGTTTTCTAAATGAACAATCTAATTGTGGTCCACGAGTGTTATAAGTCATATTATCTCTCACATAAGTAGTTTTGTTATCTATCGTTACTGTTAAGGCAGCGAATGTTTGATAATCAGCGGGATAGTTTATATGGTCTATTGTAATATCATCGTTGTATAATCCTATGTTAGTCGCCGCCGTTGTGCTAGTCTTTAATAAAGTATATAACTCATCTCTGAACTTTTGTATTCTATCTATACCACTTAATTGATTTTGTTTAGCTGTATCCGTAATGCTGTCTATCTTTTTCATAATAGCATCATTCATAGCTTTATTCTTTTCTATATTGTAGAAACGAGATGTATGAGTTAAATTAGTGTAAAAGTCTATTGCGTAACCTATTTGTATTGCATTCATAGTGATAATTTTTAATAAAAGTAAATAAAAAAAGGCTTTGTATGTAACCTTTTTGATTTATATGAGTTAAAGCCTATTATTAACCAATTAAAAATATAAAATGGGAGCATCTACGCCAAAACATTTTGACAGCAATGTTAAAAAAATAGGAACATTCGCAAGTTTTATTGATAATTCAGAAATAAAAAAAGAGCCAATGTTCTTTAATAGTGATTTGGATTATGCTTATAATAATGGAGGTAAAATAACAAAATCATTTATAGATAATTTACCATTAGATTGGACTGAAAACTCTGTATTTGATAGTAGGGTTCATATGCTAATGCCAGGTTGGTATCCTGCAATTCCTGGGTGGCATCATGATGATGTTCCTCGCCCCGAAATACCTACAGGACAACATTTTATTACCGCAGGTCAGCCAGACTATGATAATACTAAATATAAAAGCGAACATATATTAGGCTTAGTTAATGCTGATATATGTCCTACTGAATTTGCAACAGGCTCTTGTGTAATGCCCGAAATACCTGATGGAGAATTAATATATAGAAAATGGCATGAAGAGGTTAATCATCTTATAGCATTTGATAGATTAAATAAAATTAAAACAGAAGATAGGGCATTATATCAGTTCGATTGGCAAACTTTTCATAGCGGAACAAAGTGTGTTACTAATGGATGGAGATGGTTTGGAAGAGTTAGTAGAAATACAGATAGAGTAAACTCAATAACCAATGAAATAAGAGTTAATTGTCAGGTTTATTTAGAGTTTCCAATGGAAGGATGGTAATTAAAAAATCCCTTAGTAAATTAATGCTAAGGGATTTTTCTTTTTGTGTTTAGTTGTTATTGTTTTGCTTCTGCTTCTTCTACTAGTTTAGCTAGTGTTTCCTTTTTAATCTTAGGCAAAGCGTGTGAAGATACTTTAAGCTCTTTAGCTCTTGCTCTTAACTCTATCATTTCAGGGTCTTCTGATACTTTACTTGCGCCTTCTTCTTTTTCATCCGCAGGTATCATTTCTTCAAAAGGAGATTTAAAATCTTCTACTTTCTTAGTCTTAGCTAATTCAGCTTCTAATTCCATTACTTTTCTCTGTAAATCAGCTTCTTTATTAACTGTTATCTGAGGTGTATTAACAGTCATAGATACTTTACTTTCCGCATCTTCTTGATTACATTTCATTGTAATTGCCGTTGCGATACCCGTATTATTAATTAAGAATTGAATTGCCATTTCTTCATTATGCCCCATAGGCATATTGCCATAGATATAAGTTCCTGTTGAACCATCAAATGTAATTTTACCTTTTGCTATTCCGCGTTTTAATACAGAAATAAACTCTCTCTTAGGGTCATTATGTAAGTCGATAAACTTCTTAGGGTCTAAGTCAATATGTCTTTGTAACTCATCTGTTAACGTAAATATGCTTTGATTAGCCGCCACATTAATACCTAACATTAAAGCCATGTCTGTTAAAGCAGGTCCTTTTAATGTTTCTAAAATATCCTCAGCTTTACGTCTTAATGTACGCTTATCAATATTCTTATGAGCTATTACTTCTTTATCAATTACTTTCCAAGTGCTTCTACCTTGTTGATTAGGGCTTCCTTCGATATACTGACTATTCTTAATAATATGCCATGCAATAGCCTGGTCAGGAATAGATAAGTCAAAGCTCATCTTATCATCAATCCAAAAAGCTTTCCATTGAAGTTCTTTTGTTTCAGGATTCACCGCTACGGGTACTCCTATGTAAAGGTTTGTTTTCTTATCGCGAACTCTACGAACCATTTTAACATTTTCATGTTTGTTGGAACGCTTCATACATTCGATTTCGATAAATCCTTTACGGATACAGATGTCGGGATTTGCTAAGTTAACGATTTTCGTCTCAGCGCCATTGCCATCTTTTACAACGACATAATCAATGCCCGCCGTAAGTGTCTCACTTACATTTTGCAGGTCTGTTAGATTAAATACATTCATTTTTATTTGGTTTTAATATTTAAACAAATGTAATAAAATTATTCAAAGTTGAATAAAAATGTAACCTTTTTAAATTACATACGTTTAACGCTATTATTAACCAATTAAAAATATAAAATGAAAGAGATTATCGGAATTGTTATTTGTAGCATATTGCTTGGAGGATGTTTAACCTTTGGAATCGCTTATGAATTTGGTAAACAAAGTCAGAGTGATAGACTAGAAGCAATAACAACTTCACTTGATGGAATAGAAAAAGATATATATACACAAATGGAATACGCGTATTTTGAAGGTCAAAAAGATGCTATTGAAGGTAATCTGAGAATTAAAAAAGTAGATAGTTGTTACGTTTGGACAAAATCAACTTGGGATAATTGCAATAAACCCAACACATATATTATTCCTTGTAATAACTAAAATAAAAAATCCCCTAACAAATTAACGCTAGGGGATTTTTATATGTTCTTTGAAATATTGATTAAGCCGATTTACGGATTATAATCCATTTCTTCGTATCGTAGATAACAAGTAAGTCTTGTTTTAAATATGCACACTTCCACGCGTCCTCTTCTGTAATAGCCTCGCCAGGAAGTCCTGTCATACCATTAATAGTAGTCATAACGTTAGAACGATTAGTGCCATAAGCACCTTTAGGTATAATCTCAATGTTAGCATCCATGAATGTTCCTAAATCACCACCAATATAAGTACTTGACATAATTAACTGACCATCATTACCTCTCTCAGGGAAACGTAACTCATCATCAAATAAAGGATGTTGTACAAATGATACTGAACTTCCTGCGAAATTCATTTTAGTGATATGGTATCCTACTTCAATTTCAGCACCACCAGTTACATTTTGCATTAACTGAGCGTTTTGAGCTAAGATGAAACGAGCCATCTTACGTTGAGCATTATAGTAACCATCAATACCTGTCATGAAGATAATATTCACGCCTGTAGAGCTTGTAGAAGATTGTTTAGTTAACAATTTCATACCGTCGATAAAGTCATCTTCAGTAGCTTCACCGTTCACGCCTGAACCGTAAATTTCATTACCTCCTGAGATTTGTTCTTCGATACCATCACCCATTACGATGTAGTTACCTGTTTCGTTATCAATTAAGTTAGATTGACCTGCGCGAGAACCATCAGCGTTTTTCATAGTAGAAATACCGAAGATTTTAGCGTACTCATTTTCCATAGCCCATTGAGCTTCAGCTTGACGTACTTTCTCGAATTTCCATCCTTTTACTGGTCCATTAGAAGACATATATTCATACCATAATACATCTGTTGCAGCATCTCCTGAGATAGCTACTGTCTTACGCTGAATAGTCATATCCACGATGAAAGTATCAGGGAATTGGTCACGACCATATCCTTTTAAAGATTTCTCTCCGTAACCTGTTGTAGAAGGGAAACAAGTATAAGTTCCTGTTCCTTGAGCCGCTACGTGTGTTGCGAATACGAATAACTCTTTTTGAGGATGTTGGAACGTATATAACCATCCTGCTGCTACCTTAGTAGGTTCAGCCATAGTCATTGCAGAGAAACGATTACCATAGAAAACAACAATCTGACCTTTGTAGATATAGTTGTCTTTCATGATTAATTGGAAAGTTCCATCTGCTTGCGTAGAACCAACTTGAGAGATAATAGTAGATGCTTTTTGGATACGTCCCATTACGTTAAAACGTAAAGCAGAATCTCCAATAGCTTGACCTTCTTTAATCTTACCGAATTTAGTAGGTTTCTTTAAGTCAATTCCATAAGGACCTACTGCTCCTGATGTTAATAAAGTTGTTAATTGACGTTGATCTACACGCTCAAGCATTTGGCGAATAGCTGGGAATTTTTGCTGATTTCTTACTAAATCAGACTCTAAAGTACAGTCTGCTGAGAATGTACCTCTTACTAGGTTTGTTTGACCTGGATTTAAAGTTGGCATAATTGTTTGTTTTTATTTTTATGGTTTAAGTTTTAATTTAAGTTAACCATTCAAATTAGTGTCGCCGTCAAGTAATTCAAAATTTCCTGTTTTGTGTTGTGTCATTTCTGTTCCTGATAATCCAGTTGTTTTAGGCGGTACATTAGCAAGTTCTTTAGCTATTTCGAGTTTACCTTTATTGTAGCTCTTAGCTTCAATATTTTTAACGTCTTTCTCTCCTAACTCTATAAATGTGATAAACTTTGCTCTCATGTCAGGATTGTCAAACATTTGGTTGTACTTACCACTGTTAAACCTGTCAGTTAAGCCTTTTATAGTCTCAGGAGCAAGAGGTGAACCCATAAAATCTTTTATCTCATTCAGAGATTTAATTACAGATTCAGTTTGTTCTTTACTCTTTTGAGCTATATGGTTATCTTTATTCGCTTTGTATTTATCTATAACATACTGTTGATAGTCTTTATGTTCTTTTTCGCCTTGGTCTAAGATTAACATCAATTTTTTATAATCGTGGTTAATCTCTCCGCTTTCTACTTTCTTTTCAATGTCTGCATCAATAAAAGACTTATCTTCTTCACTTAAGTTTTCTGTTCCGCGCAAAGCCATCATTTTATCAGTCATGTCGAATCTAACTAACTCTACAGGATTCATTGCTCTAAACTTAGCTATGTTTTCTAATGGAGCTTTTATTTCTTCATAAGACAATCCTGCTTTATTTAGCTCGATCTCCATTCTGATTTGAGGGTCTACTTCTGTTAAGTAGTCTTCTACTTTGGCTGTTTTAGCTTGTTCTAATTGTTCAACATAAGGCTTGATTAAAGCTTCTTTATAGGCTTCAGGAGTATCTTCATTAATCTCTAAATTCTGAGATTTAGCTAATGCAATCCAACTATCTTCTTTCACCTCATTAACTACTTCATCATCTAAAGTTAAAACATCCTCTACAGGCTTTTCTTCTTTAACTTCTTCTTTAGTAGTTTCTTTTACTTCTTCCTTAACCTCTTCTGATTGTTTTTCTTCATCTAATTTGATTTCAGTTTCAGTAACTTCTTCAGGCTTGTTTTCAGTTTTAACCTCTTCTTTGATTTCTTCTTTTGGAGCTTCTACGTTTCCGTTTAAAGTAGCATCAGTAGACAATAAATCAAAATTGGGTTTGAATGTAGCAACCTCCGCCTCTCGCGTAGTATCTTTTGCTATTGTTTCAGTATTTTCCATTTTGTTGTATTTTTAGTCAAATATATTAAATATTCTCATTGTTTAGATTTTCAGCCTCTATTTTATGAGCGTTTTCTGTAATTTTATTTCCTGCGGCGGCGGCCTGTACTTTTATATCAACTTCACCTTGCAAAATAATATTGTCTTTTTCGTTCAATTGACGGTCCTCGCGGTCTTCTCTTGCTAATTGCATTTGCTGTTCTAATTGAGCTTGTTGCATTTGCTGTTGATTTGTCATCTGAGCTTGTTGGTTTTGACCTTCAATCTCTTTAATCTTAGCCCAACCATCTCTTAAGATAGCTTTTTGCTCTGTTGCTATATCTGACCACATAAATGCTAAAGCGTCTTCAGGACGTATCTCCTTAGCGTTAAGTGAAGCGTTTAACTGATCTCTCATAAATCTCATAATCTCAGCATAACGTCCACTATCTTCCAAGTGTACACCATAATCTTTAAATCCGATTAACTGAGTTACTTGTAGAAATTTATACTTACTTATTCCTAATATTTGCTCTCCTTTTTCCAATTTATAAAACGCCCAAGTTACCTTAGTACTCTCTACAATCTTAGTTAAAGTTTTATTGATGTATTGGTATACTCCGTAAAAGAAAGGCTCTGTTATTGTCCTAGAAGCTTGAATAGCTGAATTAGTATTAGTTGCAGTTGCACTAGCCTGTATTTGTCCTTCTCTATCATTGTTAATACCTGTCATTCTATCCATCATGACTAGAATGTCGTTTTTAAATTGTACTAATGCGCCGAATGACTGACTTAATCCTAAATCATAAGTTTGTAAAATGTTATTTAAGCTTACATCTCTACCATGAAAGTTACCGCTTGCTGATGTATCATAAGTTACAAATCCATCATTTACAATATCATAGTTAATTTCTTTAACCGTTTTCTTTGCTCCTAACGCCGCCGTATTAAATCCTAAAATTGTTCCTTTATGTTTATTTACATCTTTTAATATCTGATACATTACAATATCAAATATGTTAGACCAATTCTCCATTTCATTCATTAATGAGATACGTTTTCCGTCAACCGTTCCACATAAATATCCTGTATATGAACCACTAAATATCTTAGTTGGGTCATCTACTCTTCTCATTTGGAACTGAGCTCGGCGCATATTAGTATCTAATTCCATCATTCCACCTATACGAGTTGCTTCCCATAAGTCTTCTGTGTACCTTACTTCTATTTCGTATTTACCTTTTTCTACTTGCTGTTTATGCCAATCTGCGTTTTTCTCATAAGCTTCTATATCCATTTGAGTAAATATATATTTCTCACTCGGGTCAAATGCTAATTGAGTTTCAGTTTTCTTAACTTTTTTAAAGTACATTGGACGTACTGACTTCCATTCAATATGTATAACTTCTACTACTAATCCTCCTGATGGAGCGTACTTCATAGATGTTCCATACTGTTGAGAATAACTTTGTGGATTACTTGCAGCGTCTTGTAATTTATTAATTTGAGCCGTTGTTAATCTATATCTTCTTAATACTTCGTGTACAGACATCCATTGTCTGCATCCCATAATAGGGCTTTTTTCTAAGTAAGCATCTCCTTTTATTTCTTCATAAATAGCATCTCTAGGGTCAATACTTATGTAGTCAGTTTCACCTTCTCCATCTCTTTCTATTTTACCAAATATAATTGAGGTAATAGAACAGTTTAATAAGTCATTTGAGAACTTTTGCTTTAAATCTAATGAAGGTATTTGTTCATTAAGAATTATCTGCATGATAGTTTCTTCCTTATCTTTAGGAGACATCTTTTCAAATATTGGGTCTTCTTCGCTATCAGGTATCGGCGCTCCTTGCATTACATCTACACCTACTTTATCTCTTAGTTCAATTAACTCTTTCTTAGCTATCATAGCACCATACATAAAGCCCATCTTGTCCATTTTTTCGGACTTAGCATCTCTGTTTATAGTTTCTACTGTAGCGTTTAAAGGACGAGTCAAGAACTCTCCAACCATTAACTTAATCTTAGTGGAGTGTGCGCGGTAATCAACAAATTTAGAACGGTTTTGTCTTCCGTATGTTTTAGTTAAGTAAAGTAAACTTTCTGGTCTTTTTACACCATTGTATGATTTAAAAGATTCATCCATTAAAGTTCTATTATAATCAGAACTTCTTAATAATTGTTGTGCATAATCTAAATGTAGACGAACCCAATTATCGTTCTTATCTTTCTCTGGTAAAATTTGCGAAGGAAATTGCTTCATGGATATTAATTTTACTCAAAAATAGTAAAAATAAGATAACTAACTACCAAATCCTTCATAATCTGTTTCAGGATTAATAGGTCTTGTAAATTCTCCTACTGGAACTACATTACCATTTTTATCTTGAGTCCATCCGCCGAGACTAAAAGGGTCTTCTTTCTCTTGGTAAGTATCATCTCTTGGCGCTGCTGTTAAGCTAATAGATTGCATCAAAGCAATACCATAAGCATCTGCTAAGTCATTATCACTTCCTATCTCTACTTCATCAAAGTTACCTAATTGATTAATTAATTCAGGAAACCAAATATTTTGAATATAGTCATGTATAGAAGATTGCATAGCCCCTACCATTAAAGGACGGCTATAGGCGTTTAATGACACCCAAAATTCATGTGACTGCTCACTATTCATACTCTCAAACTTAGTAGGTCTTGGAGCTAAATACTTCATGCAATTACTATCCTTGTACCAATTAATAATACCTGAGCTACTAGCCTTATCTCCTAATGTATTTCCCACTAAATCATAATAAATAGATAGCTTTAAACACATATCAAAGAATATTTCTTTTCTTTTAGGTCTCGTAGATATAACTGCTACTGGCATATTAAAAGGAACTCCGAATGGATTGGCTCGTGTTATTACACACATAGCTCCTAATGATTTAGAAACACCTTTATCCTGATCGTAAGGGTCAATTCCAGCTACATATAAATTTTTATACTTCTTATCAGGATGGTATTCATCAAGTATTAGGATACAATCTCCTTCATCATCTGTATCTTTCGCTGGAACAGCTTTTACTCTTAGTGGATTCAATCTTTCTAATGTACCTTCTTTAGTTACCCACTCTAGTTTCCACTTTGAGTATTTTGACTTACTTACAGTTATTTGGTCCTGTTGCTCATTAATTTTCTGTATATCGAAGTTGTTACTAAACATCTTTCTAAATATCTCTGCCTGTGTAAGTGGATTATTCTGTAAGTGTTCCAAATAAAGCTTCAACTCACCTTTTTTTAGTTCTTCACGTTCTTTTAAAATATCTGCCTTAGCCGCTTCTAAATCTTCGCATCCTACTAATTGGTAAGGTTTATAAATCTTAGATAGATTCGGCGTTATACCAATTACTTTTCCTTTTCTTGTGGCTCCACCATAATAAGGTTTCTTAAATCTCTCTCCTGTTAATACAAACATAATTGCATTAAAGTCTTTCAGATTCTCTACTAAGAATTTAAAATCTTTTGAGCCTTTATTAATATTACCACCTGTACCAAACATATACATTACACCTACCTGAACTCCGCCGTCTGTTAAAGCATCTTTTGTAGCTGAGTAAAACTCTTTCCAATTTTCAAACTCTCCTGTTTCTTCACATATAACATCATTCAAATATGTTCCCTTTAATATATTAGGGTTGTTATGCGCAGTTCTTATGTATATCTCACTCTTTATTCCTTTCTCTACGTCTTTACCATTCTCTACTACTATATATCCTGAAGTAATTTCTTCTTCATTCTTAGTCAACTGATTAAGTTTAAATTCAGGTACTAATAAAGATTCTGATATTTTAAGCTTCTTAATGAAGTCATCTGCATAAGTCTTCTTTCCTGCTGCTACACCTGCATGGTAAGCAGGCATGAATCTATAACCATAATCGACTACTGCTTTCTGAAAGAACTCTGATACACCTGCTCTACGCTTCTTAGGTAGAACTAAGTTTAAGTTATTGTCTTTACAGAAGTCTACTATATAAGCCATCTGTAAGTGCATATCACAAAAGTCAGGAGTTATTACACCTGATACAGTAGCCATAGAGTTAAAATTCATGTAATAATAGAATCTCCCTGGTAAAAATATACCTCCTGTTTGGTAGCCATTAATACATCTGTACAACTGCTCGGTCCAATATTGTTCATATTCAGGAGTGCCTACACATTTAGGGTTTCTTACACTATCTGCGTATTCAGGTATACCGTATACTACTACGGGGTTGCTGCAAAAATTTTTCCCTTTGATATATGGAATTTGCGGTATCGGCAACTCTTCTATTCGTTTTCCTGCGTAATTCATTGCTAGTTTCTTTTAGCTGTTACTGCGTAAAACATTTTCTGATTAGACTCCATTTTTTCTAACCAACTTATCTTTACATTACCCTTTAGTTCGCCGTCCATTAGTTTTTCTTCAACTATCTCTTCTTCTATACTTCTAATGGCTTTTCTGAATCTATCAATGCTGTCCATAGCATTCTTAATGCCATTTGTAGTACTGTCTTCTTCTAGTATTTGAAGTAAGGAGTCAATCTTCTTATTATACATCTCTACTAATTCAATATTTCTATTGTACTGTAAAGATTTATAGGCTTCTATGGCTTTTTTTAGTTTCTGAGGGCGTTTATCTTCATCAAGTATGTTAGGCATATTATCTTGCCATACATGCCATATAGACTTTGATACTCTTTGTCGCTCAGGGAATTGTCGGTAAATTGAATTGTAATCGTAACAAAGTATGACAAAAAGTACTTCTTTGTCTGTTAGTAGTCCTAATTCAGGACTCAACTTAACGCAATCACTATGCAGTAAAACGTTGTTTTTTTGGTCTATATAAAATAAATACGACATATTATAATAATTTACAATTTATCCTGTTTCTCTTTTTACCACTTAGCATTGCAGCTACATACGTATGGCTTAACCCAAGCTCTTTTCTTAAATCACTTATACATTCATAAACCTTTCCATTAACAGTATTTATAACTTGTTTTGATAATTTATGATTTAACCCTTTCCTTAATTTATTTCTAGCTACTGTTAAACTTATCGCTTTTTCCGAAACTTTTAATAATCCAGTCCTATATGCATGTATTGCGTTTTCAGACATGGTACACCATTCTAAATTAGAAACATGATTATTTAACTTATTACCGTCTTTGTGATTAACCTCTGGCTTATTCTCAGGATTATTAATGAATGCAATAGCAACTAATCTGTGTAGACTATAGTTTTTCTTTTTACAATCACTATATATAGAAACACTCCTGTAGCCATTGTGTCCTATCCACGATTTTATAAAGATGTTGTTTTTTTTACTCCAAACGTCTCCGTTTTCATTTACGAGATAATTGCCGCATCCTAAAATTTCTTTCATCATATTATTTCTTTATGCAAAAAAGCAACGGTGCAAATCTCTTGCCCGTTGCTAAATTAAACAATTTTTATTAATGTTTGTAATTTCTCTTATAAACTACACTTGTTTCCATATATCTCTTAAAGTATTTAGGAGTATCTTGGTATTGTTGGTTATGCTCTTTTAGGATTTGTTTATCCTCATTAGCTATTACAATCCATGCTATACATCCGCCGATACCGAAAATGAATATACCTTGTAAGATTGTTTTAAGCATTTTTATCCGCAAATTCTTTTGTCATATATTTAGAACCTTTTTCAACAAAATACGTCCTGTTATGTTCCGAATAAAGCCTTTTTCTGAACTTATCCGAAAAATAATCCTGAACTTTAACTCCATCGCCATCTTCCATATCAATGAATTTGGTCATACTCATATACTCCATATTTGTATATCCTCTATAACCATGTTCTTTTCTAAGTGTTTTTGCCTCAGCTCCACTTGGCACGTAAACAGTTCCTGTTGTGAATAGCTCCTGTATTGCAGCGTCTATCATTCTTGTTGTTTTTCCTGATCTTCTCATAATTTACTTGTTTTTTATTCAACTTTGAATAATTCTTTAGAACCACTCATCGTCTACGGTTATTGTTTTAGTTTCTATTACTGTTTCGGCTGTTATGTTAATAGTATTACTTAAATCATCTAGTATTTCATCTTTAAATGTAGCTAATAGCACTTCAATGTCGTTTTTAAGATAGTTAACATTTACCACATGGTTCTCAAAACTTACTAATCTATCATTCTCATCCCACTTTGGAACTATTAAGTCTATGAATAGTCTTTCGCATTTCCGTCCAGTTAATTTTTCAAAATGTCTGGCGTAATAACTTAATTGAAAGCTGATTTTCGTAAATTTCGTATTAGGCAGATGTTCAAATGGTGCGTTTAGCCAAGGTTGGTCTTTTACAACTTCAAATAAGCTCGGTAATCCTTTTTGAAAACATTTCCAATCTCCTTTATGGAATCTACTGTCTTTACGATTAGTTACTATACAAGTTGCATCTGTACTACCTGCCGATCTAGTTTCTAAATCATATACTGTAACTTGATTATACACGCTATGATAATCTTTATACTTAGCTAGTACATAAGGTATAAGTTCTTTTAAATCGTCATCAGTAGGTAGGATTGTAGCTGTTTGCAGGTATCTTTCTAAGGCGTTATCGACTCTTGTTCCTTGTTCTGCCGTCTTAGCCCATTTTGCTTTTAGGTCATCGGCGGATGAAGAACCATATTTAGCTATCTGCTTACTTATCTTATCTGCATCAAACTTCTTTACTAGCTTACCATATAAGGCAGAAAATGAGATGTATTGATTACCTTTTGAATCAAAGTATTTATGCTCATTAGGCTCTAAATACACCTCATTTTTGAATAGATTGTGAATCATATTACTTAGCTAATTTAATAGGTTCTGCTACTCTAAGTTCTCCTAAAGGAGTTCCTTCAGCATCCGCGAAAGGTGCTTTTAATTTTTCTTTTGCCTCTACATCTAATTCGCTAATATTCAAATCAGCAGGATTAATATCTAAAACAGGCTTTTCGGTTTCCTTTACCTCCTCTTCATCAATATCATTATCTTCTACTTCATCAGGGCGTATAACTAAGCAACCTAATTTCTCTAATACTGATTGACAATAATCTGCGCGATCCTCAGCACTCATTTCATTTAATGCTGTTACATCTACGTTCTTATCCTTACCGTGACGTACATAAGACATCATAATCTCTTCGTCAGTTACTTTCTTAAGTCCTTTAGCATACTGATCTACTTCTTCTAAGATAGCATCAATAATATTCATTACCGTGTCGTAGTACTCATAAGCATCCATTACATCTACTTTAGGCGTAATAAGATTTTGAGTTTTGTTGTCGAATACCGCGCTTGTACACTTAATTTTAAAGAAACCATCCACTCCTTTCTCAAATTCTAAAGAAACAATGTCGGCTTGTTCTAATAAGGTTTGTTTCTCATGTTTACCTGTACTTTCAGATATTAATCCGCAAATTTCTAAAGCGAAATATCTTAATTCTTTGATCTTATCCTCTAAATCTAGGTGGATTGGCGTACGAATTGTATCTTTAAAGGAGTTAATTACTAGTTTGTTTTCTTTATAAACTTCGTATGTACCTTCTAGGACTAATCCTTTAAGCCCTGATACATTTAGGCTAATCTTTCTTAACGTGCGTTCTTTTGACATATTTATTTGGTTTTTAGGTTATTACTATTTTATTTATACCGTTTTCCTTAGTGAATCTATAACCATAAGGTTTACCCATAATGTCGTTGTCGAACATTTGTTTTAATTCCTTCTTATTATTTTTTCTTAAATCGGTAAGTATTGCGTTCATTCTATCCTCTTCTGAGGAATTAAAAAACTGCTGTTGCTGATACTCGTCTTGACTTGCCATGTTTCTTATTTGGTGGCGTAACCGCCTCTGCTAAATTATTGATAATTGTTTTAATAGCCTACTTAATTGTGATTTATTTTTAATTTTTCCTTCAAATATTGTATCTTCCCAATGCACCCAATTTCCCATTGGCGCATCTTCGCCATATCTTACAATAGTTAAATTTTGATAACATAGTTGTCCACTAATATAATAAACACTATACTCATATCTATTAGATTTAGAATCGTACACAAATCCAAAGCTTTCTACATCTTCTCTATCAATATATTTAACCCTAAACTGTTCTGAAAACGGTTCTTCTTCATCCGCGTGTTCTTGTGTAGAATAAGCTATATTTACTAAGTCTTGGTCACAAATCTGCTTATTCCAAGTTTCTTTTCTTATTTTACATTGCCATTCACATTCAAATCCGACATGAAATTCCTCAATACTTGGCGTGTAATATTTATTTTCCATATTTTATTGTTTTTTATTCAAGTTTGAATAATTTATATACTAATTATAATTCCGTTAAACTTTCCACACCAACAGACTACTCTATCGCCTTTTCTGGATTTAATAGGTAAAATATATTTTAAACCTTTCTTTTTCAGTCTATCCTTCATTTTCCTTGAACATCGGCGGCTAAATCTTTTCTTAAATCTCATATCTCTTTACTTTTTAAATAATACTCATATATCTCATCACTTATCCACTCTAAACTAGCAAATGGAAAACTAGTATGACTTATCAATACATAGTCTATATCTTCCATATCATACTCCGAGAAGTAATGAAGTACTATCTTACATGGTGTTATATCTTGTGTTAGTACTAGCTTAGTCATTATCTGCATCTCCTAGCTTTAATTTTCAAGGCTTTAGTGTAATTAAAAACCAAGTCATTAAATAGTTGTTTACTCAAATATGTGTCCGCCTGTTTGCCGTCAATAGTTACATATTTAGTAAAGAAGTAATGCGGATCATTCTTACACAATTCAATTTCTTTTAACATATCGGCGGATAAACCTTCTTCTTTTCCCATAATACACTCTTATACTCTATTTATCTTAAAAGGTTACAATTAATCCTGTAAAATATTTAATTCTTCTGTTAAAGCATTTCTAGTCTTAATCAACTCAGATTTCATGCTATCCATTCCGCGCCTTCTCAACTTAGCGTTTATAAGTCTTATCTCAACCCAAATAGCTTCAATTCTATCTTCCTTAACCTTATCGGCATATTCAGCCATCTGACACATTAAGCAGGGACATCCCTTTATTATCTTATTTTCCTTTCTCATATCTCTAATCAGGCAATTCTCCTGGATATTTTATTCTATTCTCATTTATATGTTCAAACTGACCTTCTCCAAAATAAGCATCACCTCCTATTAATTCAAATGCCGTACACCACCGTCTCCAATATCCAATAACAAACTCTCCATCATACTTCACCCAATAATATCCTTCCTGTCTTTCCATTATTTATCTTTTTAAATTTTCAATCTTAAAATGAAACTCCCAATCTTTAACAGTATATCCCTTACTATAATCCTCGCCTATATAATCCTTCATAAACGAATCTAAGCTACCCCACTTATAAAATGGACTTCTTATAATGTCATTGCCTATGCGTAAGCTTAATGCCATTCTATCCCATTCATATTCACGTATCCTCTGCTTCAAATCAAATTCCCACATTTGTAATTTATAACCAATCTGACGAAACCTATTATCTATTTCTTGCTCTTCCATTATAAATCTTTTAAAATTAATTCTTCTTTATCTAAAGCATATACTAAATTCTGAATCTGATGAACAAATTCAATATCAACTTCACGACTATAACTACCAGTTACAGTACTGTCAAATTCTAAACTAACATTAATCCCTTTATCACTTAAAAAAACCTCAATACAACCCATAAAATAGGAACCGCCAACTTTCCTAAAACCTAGTCTAATTAACCACTCTTCATTTAACTCTATTCCATTCACATCATCTTGCTCACAAATAAAGGTAGCTTCTCTTAATTTAACTAGCGTAGTAGTTACTACACCTTCTGCTAAGCCTATAACTTCCTCAATCCTATCACTTACACCATAAACTAAATTACCTAGTCTTAAATCTCTTGTATCTACCATATCTATTTTTTATACCTTATACGATACCTATTTATAAAAGGTTACATAAATATCTAAATAAATATTATGATTAAAATCTACAACAAAAAATTTTTATAAAAATAATTTAAGTTACGGTACTATATGGCTTGATTTTGGAAATAGGAATCAAGTTGCCCTAGTGGGGGTAGTCAAATCGTACAGACAAATACTTTAGGGATTGAAATTAGGAATTTAATTGTGGTTAGGAATTAGGTTGTGGTCCTATTAGAATAGTATTGGTTGTGTTATGTACTCCTATAAAATTAGATATATACTCTCATAGATTTATATTGCTTCTCTCATCCGCCGACCTGCTGCTGCTTATAATTTATAGCTACTCATCCGCAACCATACAAGCCAATCAATACTCATCCTAATATAACACACCTCTTTTTTATTCAAAGTTGAATAATTCCAGTATATATTTATCCGATTATCCGACAACAAACGAATAAAGACTACTTACCACTCATCATTGATTAATACCGTTTGTGTAATAATTGGGATTTAACAAATTGTGGCATGCTTAACCGACTACAAACGGATAATTAAGCGGTGTAAGTTGGCGGATAATATCAATTAGTTCTAATCGCTTAGAATCGCTTATAATATTTCGCCTGTACATTTGTACGGTTTATTCAATTTATAGTCAATTAGGATCATTTGACCACTTATAAGAGTATTTTACCGCTTATATGATAGATTATACCACTCGTGTAATTTAACAACAGTAAACTAAATTTGGCACGGCATATTCGGCGGATATTTAAACGAAATAAATTACACGAACGGTTTTATAAGCTGATAGAAAACATTATCATTCACTTTAGTATATATATCTTTGAATAAGGAAACAAACTAATATAAACCTTTAAAATATAGAAACAATGAGCCAATTTAACAAGTACGAGTTTTTAAGAAACTTAAACGAAGAATTAACAAACCAAATCGAAAACGGTAATATTGATAATGAGGACCAAATCCAGGAGTATATCGATAGTGAACTGGATAACGCTTGTATTTATTATAGAACTTGTTTTGAGATAGCAATGGAGTTAAATTTAACAGACTTCACCGACTTTGACATGGGAGAAGCTAAAAATATAAGTCAATTAGCTTATTTTGGTTTATACGAGTTAGTTAATAACGAGTTAGACAGAAGCGAATTAATAGAGTTAATTGAACAAAAACAGGAAGAAAAATAGCAGTAAGGTGTCAAACCGCCACCGAGCGAATACCAATGTTTACAGGCTTTTAACATTTTTAACCCCTTAAAAAAATACGATTATGAAAAATCCACAAATAACCACAAAATTACGTCACATGATGGCGGATGAAAGAAAAGAAAAATTAAGCGTAATTGCTTGTATTATAGATGATTACAGGGAAATAGCACCTCATTTAGTTAATGGTGATACTTTTGACGCTTTATACGAGCTAGAAATGTATGAACTAAACGATATTTTATCTGATTTAACTTCTGCAATGTTCTGTGAATGCTTGGTATCAGTAGGAAAAATATAATATCCCATAATATAAGCTATCCGACAACAAACGGTTACACTTGGAAAAGTAATAAGTAATAGGTATAATAAACGAATTAATAATTTAAAATATAAAGATATGGAAACGATAGTAAAAGGTATAGCATTTAAGCGTATTAAAAGAGATATAAACGGCAATCCTAGGTATGTTACACACTTTCTTAACTTGGTTAATGAACGTGAGAGAGAAGAAGATAGAGCACGTAGAGCTAATACATTTGGTAATAGTGATTTATATACTGTGGCTATTAAGAGAGCTAATAAACTAGGTGGTAGAAAGTATCATAATAAACAATATGGAGGAGGTATAGTGTTTCAGTCATATAACTTAGATGATTTAGCTATACGTATAAAAGAGTCTGTTAAATAATTTGGGCGTTACCCTAAAGGGTCGGGCTGTCGCTTCAAGTCCTCGGCTTCGCTTGCTCTTCGCCTGTGGGCTATCCGCTTGCATCCCTAACGCATTAAATAGTAAAAAGGAAGTATGATGTTAAATGAGTATTAACCGCCGTTAAATGGCTTAAAAATTAGAAATTATGAACTTAATAGAAAATACCAATGGAAATAATATTTGTCAATGTAATAATTGCGATACTGTAATGTTTGACGAGAATCCGCAAATTGGCGCTAAAAAATATAGCAAGCCTAACAATGTAATAGTTTTCACGATGGAATTTATAGAAGGTATATGCGTTTGTCCTAAATGCAAAACAGATGAATTTTTAAAGGACTTATAATGTAACCTTATCAATTAATTAATCGTATAAATAAATCTAAATATTGGCGGTTGTTCTCATTTATGAGTAGCCTTGACACTAGGAGTATTCGCCGCCGATATTTAATAATAAAATGTAACCATGAGAGAAATACTGCTAAAATCAAAGTATTGGGATAATTTTAACCTCGACTTATACCTCAGATACTTAGAAAGACAATTAGAATTAGAGGATAGTAATAACAATTTAAATACTGAGAAACCATGAAACATTTATTTATACCATACGAATTAGCCATTATTGCTAAAGAAAAAGGATTTGATGAGCCTTGTTTTACTTGGTATTTACGTAATAAAAAAATCCAATTTGGTCTTAGTGATGATACTGGAATTGATACATTCAAAAACTCACAAGCTACGTGTCATAATCCTTTATTAGCCGCACCGCTTTATCAACAAATAGTTGATTGGTTTAGAGAAAAACATGGCATTGAGATACAAGCATTTCAATTATCCAAAACTCAAGCTGCTTACGGGATAACGTTTATTGAAACGTATCCTGAAAAATATAATGAAAAAGATATGTTTGAGTATACAAACACAACTCAAATAATGAATGAAATTGAGTTAAAAGAGAAGAGGGGCATTAAAATTCCATGCGCAAAAGAAATAGCAAAAGAAAATTATACTATTGAAGAAGCATTAAACAAAGCAATAGAAGAAGCATTTAAACTAATCTAAAACATATAACCATGAAAAACTACACTAAATCAGATCAAATTAATATAGAGGCTTTTAAATCCCTTATTAAACTAGTAAATAATGATATAATGGACGTTAAATGCATTTCATCCGCGAATAGTGAACGAGCTAAACAGATTTTTAAGCTATATCAACAGAAATCTAATCTAATTGAGAACGCTAAAAGTCATTATCCTGAGATAGACTGGTTGACAATAGCAGTAGGTAGAGAGCCGGAACACGATAAAAGACAATTAGTTAAGGTATTAGTAGAAACTAAGTTTAATTTTAACTAATATTTAAAAGGAATTATAATATAAATCACTTAAAATCAATATTATGGAAGAGCAATTTAAATTCATGCACCAATTATCAGGAATACATTTGGTAATTAAATCAATATCTAAAGACGGCGCAATAGCAATTTTAACAAAAATAGTTACACAACCTAACCATTGGACTTATTATAAATAACCATGATACACACTATACTTCCATATAATACAGTAATTAAATCTATGACTTACCATAATGAGGTAATAACAATAGAATTTAAGAAACAAAACTATAAACGTGTGTATAGTATATCTATGGAACTTGCATACCGATTATTTTATACTAAATCAGCGAGCGAGTGCCTTAAAGTTTACAACGAAATCAAACAAAAATGTACAGTATTAACAGTTAAAAACATATAATTATGTACGATATAAGAAAATCAATAAAAGGTTACAGTATTGACAAGAAGGAAGGTAATTACTGGATATTTATAGCTAAATTTAGTAGTAAAAAAGCCTGCCGTAAGTATATAAATAGCAAGCAACCGCAAAATATTAATCCAATAATCCAACAAACAACACTTTTTTAACCGCTTTTTTATTCAAACTTGAATAATTTTAAACAGGATTTATAATTTAAAACTAGAAAATATGAAAAACAAACTAAAAATAGGTCAAGTTGTTTATGCAGAACCCATTAATAATGCAGCTAGATACCATAAAAATATAAAAGAGTTTGTGATAGAATCACTTGGAAATAAATACTTTACAGTTAAAAATGAATACGAGCGTACACATAGAAATAAATTTTCTTACGAAACAATGTGTGATGTAACTGGATACTCTCCTGATTATCAAATACATCTTTCAAAAAAAGAAATAGAAGATAAGCTAGAATATCCAATGATATTAAAATCTATTAATGATAAGTTAAATAAAATGTCAACAGATGAACTTAAAGAAATATTAAAAGAACTATAAATATGGAAACTCATTTAAACATATCATTAGAAGGAGAAGAACTGGAATACAAAGTAAGGTATTCAAGGTATAGAGAAACATCGTCAGATGAAGCAGAAATCGTTATAGATGGAATTTACTTAGACGATAAAGAATTGATGCACTTATTTTCAGATGATGTGATAGAAAATATCAAAGACGATTGTGAACGTCATTATAATCGTATGCAACTCATTTGGATGCGTGAACGCGACGATAGATTCTCATCCGCCGATGTGTAATTTTAAAAAGGATTTATAATGCAAATCACTTGATTTTAAACATTATACAATCAACTTGGTCGAGAGAGCGAAAACCTGCATTTAATATGTGGGTTTTTCCGCTTTTAGCTAATACTTGCGTCTTTACCAAACGTCTTAAGCTAGTAGCTAATGTCTGATAAGGCACTCCTAAATCTCTTTCTATCTTTAATCTAGTGTACTTATCTAAGTGGAAGGACCACATGTCATACTTAATAAAAGCTTTGATTAGATTTATTTCTCCATCCGCGCGAACACCAAACTGATATGCTAATACTCTTATGAATTGGTCTTCCTTATCTCCTGTTAGATATAATGTTTTAGCTTTCATAAGTAACTTAATATATGTGAAATTACAGAAATCGTCCAACCATTTCCAATCATCTTGTAACGTTGTGAATCAGAAACATGAGCTGTATATCCATCTTTCATACATTGCAAACGCTCACACTCTGTTGGAGTCAATCGTCGGATTCTTGAATTGTTTAATAAAACTTTGGCTTGTGCATTTTTAGTGGTTAAGGTTTGACTATGACCATCTTCATAATAAGCTCTACTATCTTGAGCAAAACCATCCTGTTTATACTGTAAATTATTTACAGTATAAACTAAATTATCCTTTTGAACAGTTGTAATACAATTAGTCTTACCATCGTCAGGATTCCTTGGTTCTAACATCTGCTCTGTTGGTAATCCTGATACTCTACTCTTAGGATTTTCCTGGTTACGTCCACGCATTGCTACTATTTGAATAAGGTCCATATCAGAATGATTACCTCCTGAATGACCTCCTGCTGTAAAACAACTTGCTTTATCTTGATTAGCTTTTGATTTACCGTCTTTATGTCTTATTTGAATTTGTTTGGGCTGCTTATAATCTGTGGCATTTAAACATCCCATTTTACCTTCAGTACCATAAACTTCATCTCTTTGTCCGATAGTTCTAAAGTATGGAGCTGTGGTTCCAATGACATTGGAACCTTTTATTTGCTCTTTAAATCTATTAGTAACCTCTTCACTTAAATAATACTTTTCGTTGACATCACTTTCAAGTATATCTCTTAACAAAATACCCTTGTCTTTTGGTTGCTTTATCATACACTTTAAATCTCCAAATAAACCATCTTGTTCTGCTCCTATGTTAGTCCAATACAAACGTCTGCGATTCTGCGCTGATAATAAAGCACTATTGATTTCTATAGGATTTATGCCAATCGCTTGAGTTAATATCCTTTGCCATTTCTCTCCCATCATTACGTTTTCTAATAAGAATTTAACGTCATGATTAACCTTTCTTATGTCTGTTAGTATTCTCATATACTCCCAAAATAGGTATGACTGTCCTTCAAATTCAAAGTTTTGACTCTTTAATTCCAGGTAATGCTCTAAGGTTAATATCTCGATATTATCTTTAGTACTCATTCCTTTACGTTTACCAGCAAAACTGAAACTTTGGCAAGGTGAGCCACCACACAATACAGATATATGCTTTAGTTTACTCACATCAACGTCTGTAACGCTTCCTAATTGGATTGTGTTAGGATAATTTGCAGTCGTAACAGTAATAGCATATTTATCTATTTCTGAAGCATAATAGTTGTCTACTTTAATGCCTAATCTGTCTAATGCTTGTTGTCCTCCTGAGCAGCCGTCAAACAAACTCAATACGTTAAATTCTTTCATAATTTATTCCTTTCTGATGCTTTAGTTCTTAGTAATTCTTTCTCATATATAGTGTTTAACTTATCACAATAGTCTGTTAATCCTTTCTTAATCAATTCATTATCTCCATCCGCCGAATCCAAAATAGCCATATAGTCCTTTTGGCAGTTGTGATGACTAAATATCCTGAAGTTATGTGTATATACCATCATAGGATTAACCATGTAAAAAGACTTCTTTGTGAGCTTTATAAGCATACCTTTCTCTATTAATGATATGAAGGCCATCCGCGCATTAGTCATGCTTGTAGTGTATTCTATGCGCTCTTTACCGTATATCTCTATCGCTCTATCAGATGCAGAGTCAAACTTCCTTAGTAACTCAGAACTATACTTTACTACGTTTATACCATTTGAATAGCCTACGATCCAATTTAAAAGGACGTGTTCAGTAGGTTTAAGGTATAAGCAGCAATTATTAAAATGGCGAGTAAATCTCTTGTTTAATGAGTGTATAGATAGTGGCTGAGTAATGTATAAGTTCTTTAGCTCGGCGGATTCTACAAGGTGAGTATTACCTTTACTTTTCATTTAAAACCTCTTCTTCTAGCCATTTAATACAAGCCTTATAAGTATAATCTTTGGTGTATATTTTAGAGTTTTGGCTCATTTGTAAATAATTTGATTCATATCCAATACTATCATATTTATCATTCTCATAATAAGTTAAAAACTCAAAAGAACCTTTATACCACACTACAATTAAACACTTACTTTTAAATAAAATCATACTTCAAATTTACATTATTTTTATTACTTAATTACTATGTTAGTTAAAACTATACTTTTTGAGTGTTTTTACCTCGTTATCCGTTGGTATGCTTGGGGTATATTAAGAGTTAAAAGCTTAAAAAGGATATGTTTTTAATTATGCTCAGGTGGTTTTTAGGGTTTGTTTACGGTTAACCCATTTAATAAACTCAACAACACAATCGTAAGTGTGCATTAGCGGATCATCTCCTTCACTATCCTGTCTATAGTGTCCGTCATCTGCTAAATGAATACTAAACTTATCGTGAAATTTATCTATATAAAATACAGAGCTATTATCTTTAATGATTTTAATAGCAACTGGCATTAACCAATCCCAAGACTTATGGAAACATAATTCATTTAAAGGAATATCACAAATAGCCAATCTGTCTAATTCAGACTCCATCATCTCATTAGGCAAAAAATCTAATCCATTTATATCCCAATCTCCATCACTATCAAAGTAACCTCCACCCCAAATAGCTGAAATATTCATAAACTCAGCTATTAATTTGTTTGATTCTATTATGTCCATATTATCTGTTTTTATTGATTAGCGAATCCTAAACTTACTATTACTTCTACGCTTACTACTTTAAGAGGTTCTTTTACTTTTAGTCTTTCTAATTGCTTATTAGCAAATGTAGGGTGGTATAATCCATCTGTTTGCTTATACACTACTCCGCGCAATGTTACAAACTCAGCTTCATTCTTTCCTTTAGCTTCTTTTAATAAAAGTGTTAAATTGGCAAATACGATTTCTTTAGGCTTAAGCATCTATTTGTTTTAAAGTGATTTCAAATTTATCCAAGAACTTGTCTTTATCTTCCTTATAACTTTTAATCAGTTGGCTTATTACTATTAGATCATCCGCCGATGCTGAAGTTAAATTTTCTACTAACCCCTTATAATCTCTCATCAAGTTAACTGTAAATTGCTCATCTACCTCAAATACTTTAGGTAATTCAATTTTAAGCATCTTTTCTAACTCATTGGATAGATTACATGACAAGTGTTTAATCTGTTGTCTGTACACAGGAGTATCCTTTAAATCCTCCAAATAATTAGATAGTAATTCGGTGCATATTACTGTATTAGCGTAAATGAATAGTTGTGTCTCAGTCATTGTCTTTTAAATTAGGTTTATGTCCATCAATAGGGTCTACTTCTGTATTGTCTATGAAGGGATTAGGATTATAATACTCATCTAAACACTCCCATTCTTCTTGTTTAGGAGCTAAACTCATTAATAAACAAGATATGCCACCCATTATTAGTGCTATCCACCATGTTTCTTGTATTATTTCTCCTATGTAATATATTGTTTCTTTCATATTTTCCTTTCTTTATCCATTATGGGTGTTATTAAATAGCTCCTTTGAAAACTAAATTCACGATATGATCCGCTATAAACTGAGCTTTATTATACGGATCAATTGATAAATAAGCTTTTAATGCTTTGTCTTTCGTGCATCCATATCTCATTACTTCCTTAACCTTATCGTAACGTTCATTTGTAAATAAATCCAACTTACCGTATTCTTTTAAAATTTGCTTAACTGTAGTTTTCATCCCTTAAGGTTTTGATTTTTGTATAGGTGGAGTAATTGTGAGGTTGTATAATAATTATCATCTAGTTCTTGGGGATTAATATAATATCCATTACGAATTGCAGAAGTTTTGTAATTATCTAAAACCCAATTATGAAACCCTATTATGTCTTTATCCTTCTCCTCCAAAGCTGTTTCGTAGCTTTTGATTCGCTTAATATTAGCATATTCATCTAATAATTCAATCATTTCTGAATATTCATTATTATCAAAACTGTTTAAATGTTTAGTTTCTCTATTGTTAAAATACTGTTCCGCTGTCAGTTCTTCTATCTTATTTTCCATTGTTGGGTTGGGTTAAATTAAAGTGTAATTATTATGTGTCGGTAAATCATCTGTCAAAAAATCATCTAAATGTTTTAAGCATTTACCGAATTGAAATACTTTTTCATTACAGTCTTTTTCGGTACAAACAATAATGCGATTGTATTGATTTAGGTTTTTATCCTTTACTTTTTTACTCATTATTATTTTCAGTTAAATGTAATTTCAATCTTTGTTTTTTAATAGCTTCGTTAACGTCTATTAGCGTTTCGGTTTTCAATCCAATTACAGTATGAAGATTACAAATGTAAATTTCAATTTTCTTTAACTGATTATGGTTTATGTGTGGTTTGTGTTTCATATTATAAATATCCAAAGCCTCCGCAAGTTGTACATCCGCATCCCTGACAATTTGGGCAATCGTTTTTACCGTGCCTTTCCATCTTCCCATGTAGGTCGGATAGTTGTTGTTCTGCATCACTACGAAGGTTTATTTCATTGTTAAATAATCCCCTTAAGTTTTGATTTACGCTAATTGCAGTTGCTAATTCTTCATTAAGTTTATCAATATCATCTTGTTTACCACAATTTTCACTATCAGCATCTTGTAGCAGTTTTCTCAACCTATCTATTTCCTCATGTTGATTGGAGTGGAGGGATTGGGAGGGTAACGACTTAAAATAACTAGCGTGTATATCTATTATTCTTTTATCGTATTCCTCAGTTAAATCTGATTTACAAGCATTATAGCCACCATTCCATAAATTACTAATAAAGTCATGCAATTCAATTTCTTTACGACAATATTTTTTGACTAATAAATCAAGTTCTTCAATTCCAGATTCGTATATAATTGGGGTTACATTCTCAATATACCCCTCGCTAATTGCTTTCTGTGGGGTGGAGAGGTAGGGTTTAATTAATTCAATTATTTTTTCAGTGATAAAATCACTATTGTTGTTTAATCCACTATCTTTATTTACATCAACTATATATTTAATATTCTTAGTGATATAGTCCAAATCCACCGCCTTGTTATCGGGTTGGTGGTAGTGTCCTGTAGTAACTTTATCCAAAGTGTCCTGAGTTTTATTATAGTGCATTCTCCAATAATCACGTTCAGAAACAATATCCTTATTTTTAATTTCCTTATTTGGGTAATTAACAGAAAGTCTTTCATATTCTATTAAAGAGGTTCTTTCGCCTCCTTCGCCAATGTATTTAACTCGGGCGTGAAGTTCTCTTAATTCCAGTATTTCACCAAAATGGTCGTTATCTATTTTTACTTTATGACCAATTAATAATTGATATTTAAGCCTCTGATCTTTTGTGGATTGCTCCGTTGGTTTGTTGGGGGTCATTTTATTTATCTAAATTAAATTATTATTAATTACCCCAGTCAGGGAGTTCATCTACTTCTTTTCGGGTCATTGTATAGGTTTTTACTGTAAAACTTATTTCATCATCTAAGTCCAAATCTTCATTACCGTACTCTTCTTTTGTTTTCATGTCGTGAAAATCTGACTTTAGCCAATCTAATATATCTTGAAAGTTTTCTGTAATTAAATTTTGATCGCCAAAATCAAATTCATAAACCTTCACTTTTGCTTCTGGTATTTTAAATTTTAGTTTTTCCATCGTTTCTATTGTTTAAGTTATTTGGTTAATAGTTGTAGTTTTGATTTAACTTCTTCGTAAAATAATATATTACTTCTAACTATACACTTACTTATTAAAGTATCACATAGTCTTATGCAAGAGTTAATATCATTATTAAATACTGACATAAAATATTTTACTTTTTCATCCGCACTCATGCTGTTTAAAATTATAGGTTTTTTTATTCAAAGTTGAATAATTTTATTAAATAGTTGGGTCTTTTGAAGTTGGTTGCATATCTAGGATTAGGTACGTATGACAAATGTTTCGGAGATAATTAGCTACATCACATAACTTATGATCTCCTGGGAACACTAACTCTTGCTGAGTTTGGTCAAATGCTCTAAATAGTACTTTAATGTTTTTATTTGTTTTCATAGTTCTTATACGTTAGTTAATTTAAAAAGGTTACAATATTTATAAATAATATCCTTCTCTGTCATATCTCCATTTATTTATATACTGACTACCGAAGTAACTTTTATTGAATGCTATCCGCCGACTCTCATGGTCCTTATTAGTCTGACTCATGTAATCTGTATTACTCTTACTAGGATTTAACTTCTTTCTACTTTTAGTTGGTTTCATCTGACTAATCTTTAAATTCAAATTGATCTGTTACATCGTCATAAACACAATTTTCTAAGTCATTGTAGATAAAAAACACCTTGTCTTTAATTGGAGTTATATAGCCGTTAACGCCATTTATTTTAGTATAGCTAGGTTTGTATACAAAGAAAAATTCGCCTGAGTTTTTGTGTATTAATTTCATATTATATTGTTTTTAAGTTAGTGTTTAATATCAGCTTATACTATTTATTTATTAATAAGGTTACGAAATATTAATAATTTATTACTTTAACTTTTAGATTATGCTTTTTAGCTAAGTCTATCATGTTCTTTGTTCCTTTACTCGCTCCATCCGAAAATGCGATTAAACCATCTGCATACTCTGCCATTTGCTTATTTCTTATCGGCCCAGCTCCTTTCTTATATTTATTCCAATCCGCCGGAAACTCAGTTAATTTATAACCTTTCTCTTTAGCATAATCTTCACCTAATTTATCCGCGCCTAATGCTTTACCACTTACTATTTCAATATCAGTTTGTCTAGATAATATTCTATCACAACTTTCTTTTAATAATTGGTAGTTATTGAAGTCTCTACCTCCTGCTATTATTACTTTCATTTATCAAATATTCTTTTAAACCATATACTTACTTCAAATCCAAATGCTGCAAACTTATAACAAAAGTCACATAGCCCAGCCCACCATTCACTTATACCGAAGATAAGTCCACTATTGTTTCTGTGTTTGTCTTTCCACTTGTTCTGAAAGTATACTCGCCGATATACTATTTTGTAATTCTTCTTTTTCATAATTGCTATATAATTTTATTAATAATCATAAATCTTGTTACTGAGTTTTTAAATTTCCATGTTTGAGGTTTTATCCGTTTCATATTGTTTAGTTTTTAAGTTATTGTAATCTTTTGTGTCCTAATATCAAGTGAACGTCTTTTTTCTTCTTTTTAAACTTATGCTTTTTATTATAATAAGGCGAATAAGCTTTAATATATTCTCTTTCTAAATCTTTTCTTTCCATTGGCGAACCTTCAAATTCTAACCATGTAAATTCATTAAAAATCTTCTTCTTTTCTTTTTGATGAGTAACAACTCTTGACATTATGCAGTAACTTTCTCCTACATAAACCATATTACCTTTATCCCACAAAAAGTAAATTCCTGATGTGACTAAATCTAAAAAGCCTTTTACGCCTGTGTTTTGTAAATGAATGGGAATAGCCTTTTCTTTTTTAAAATCAGTTGATTTTTGTTTTTCTGATTTGTAATTATTAGATAAATCTAACCTTGCTAATATTTCCTCTTTCGTTGTTACTATTCTCATATTCCTTAGTTTATTTGTTACTACTACTGTTTACCTTTTGGTGAAACTCTCTAGACTGTGCAAAGTGAGTTTCCCTTAAAAGCTTATCGCTTAAAAGTTATCACTCACCGCCAAAGTAGTCTACCTTTATGGAGCCAACCCTCTGAGCTGTGGCTAAGGTCATACAATGAAGTGCCTTAACTTTTACCCAACTTTCAGTCTTTCATCAAACCGCTATATATACAACTCGGTAATTAGTGCCATTGTTTCGCTTTATATAGTCCCTCACAGTAACGAATACAAGTATATTTGCTGCCATCTTTAACCGACCAAATACACCCAAAATCAAATAAATCTTCTTAAATCAAATAAACCAAGTATCGTTGCCTTTTTTTATTCTATTAATCAATCTATCTAAAACGAAAAAACTCTCAAATCCTTGCGGACGTAAGAGCTTAATTGGTTGAGAGTTTTTCCTGCCTTGCGGCAAAATCTTTAAAAATGTAATATGTTTTTTTGATAATTAAAGCTCTTACCCGATAAGTTATCTGCGGTAAAATTACAAATTATTTATTAATCTGCAAATTATTTTGATAAAATATTTTTTTATTTAAAATACTTGTTGTAAATTTGTAGCATGAAAAATACAAATCTATTTAGCCTATCCTTATGTTATTCGTTGTTAAGCAACGTTAGGGGACGATATTGATTTATAAATAATATATTTTAAATTAAACCCTCTAACTAAAAACTAGAGGGTTTTTTATTTGCCCATTTTGCGCAATTGGTAGTCGCACCTTACTTAGGATAAGGATATGGTGTTGGTTCGAGTCCAACAATGGGTACAGTTCTTTTAAATATGCGGTTGTGGTGAAATTGGTAGCACACGTAGGACTTAAAATCCTATGCTTAGGCGTGAGGGTTCAAGTCCCTCCAACCGTACAAAGGAAAGCTAAATTGATAGGTATCAATAGCTGTTTGCTAAACAGTATGCACCCTGTGAGGTGTGGGTTTCGAGTACTCAGTTTTCCGCATAAGCGTTGTTAACATAGTGGTCTATGTGACGGTCTGAAAAACCGTAGATAATGGTTCGATTCCATTACTTCGCTCAATGGCTAGTAACTCAAATGGATTGAGGTTTGTCTGCAAAACAAAAGTAGTAAGTTCGATTCTTACATTAGCCTCTTGGAAGGTAGCGTTCATTGGTGAACATCCAGACTTGAAATCTGGCGCGGCGGTAAAACGTAGGGTTCGATTCCTATACCTTCCGCAAATTGGAGTGATGGTAATTTGGTAAATCAGCAGACTGTAAATCTGTCGTCTCGGCTAAGTAGGTTCGATTCCTACCACTCCAACTTAAAAATAATCACTAAAATTATTCAAACTTGAATAAAAAAAGCTATTTTTACAATAACTTTCGATTAAGACTCGTCATCTTTATTGTAATTTTCTTTCATGTTTTGTGCTAATCCCTCTGTAATACGGGGGATTTGTGCTTTATGTAACCTTTTGATTAGAATATCAGTATAAGCCTATATGGAACAAGTAAGATACTACGATTTTATAAAACGTATTTGCGAAGACTTTAATTTAGAAATTGATATGGAGTATGTATTGCCACTCCCCGCCGATAAAAAATTCATAAAAGGATTTACTACATCAAGAGCAGGTGACATTAGAATCTTTGATGGCGAATTAGAGCATCCTTATATGATGGATAAACATAGTTGTCAAAGAAATGATAAAGCGTTTGCCATAGGTAAAGAATTAAGATATAAAGGCACTAAATCAATGGCTGATATTATTAATGAATCAGGAGTTAAATTAGAAACTAAGAAATGTAGAATCTGCGAAGGTGGCGGATGGTCATCAGAAGGTACAAGATATATTTACAAGGATATTTACTGTGAGTTGTAACCTTTTACTTATTTATTACGTTTAACTACTTAAATTATATATTATGACAGAATCAATAGTACAGAAAGCACTTGAATATGCAGAAAGACAACACAGAATAACTAACCACAAATATGACGGTAAGCCTTATACAGTTCATTTAGAAATGGTTTTCTACACGGGCATAAAGTTCATTCAACTAGCGCCTAAAGATTGGCACGAAACACTATTAGCAGCTTGTTGGTTACACGATGTAATAGAAGATTGTAGAATAACATACAATGACTTAGTTGGTGATTTTAATCCTACAGTAGCTAATTTAGTTTATGCTGTAACTAATGAGAAAGGAAAGAATCGTGCGGAAAGAGCAAACGACACATACTATGAAGGTATTACAAGAGAATCTAATGCAGTATTTGTTAAACTATGTGATAGAATAGCAAATGTAGAATACTCAAAGGATAGCAGAAGAAATAGTAATATGTTTGCTAAATATGAAAAAGAAAATAAAGAGTTTTTAATTAAACTTGAATTATGGGACGATGCCTCAAAAAGATACAATAACTCTTCTTATATAGACATGGCAATTTATTTATCAGAATTATTTAAAAATTAGTGTAACCTTATTCTTTTTATAACGTACAAAAGGTAAATTAAAACAAAACAATATGAAAGAAAAAATAAGACAAATCATCGCAATATTAAAAGGAAAAGCCGTAAGCGTAGATTACTTTAAAAAAGAAGTTCTTAAACTTGCTACAATAAATGGCGAAGAAAGATATAATGGAACGAGGGTACAAATATACAAGCATTCTCATCAATCAAAATATGAAACTACTTTTAGTTGTTATATTGACGGATTTAATCATACTCCTTATTTCGCAACAATAGAAGAGAGTTTAAGTCACATGAGAAATCAAATAAACGCTCCTAATGTAGAGAAAAAAGAAATTGAAGTTTTACTGTAACCTTATCTAAACAAACAACGTATAAACTAATAAATAACTGCCATGAAAGAAATAGAGCTTAATCAAAAAGACCAATTAGAGGTAACTATTAAACAAAAAAAGCAAGTTGAGAAAAAGTTAATCGGCGATATTGTTCCGCACAATGGTCACAAAATTTGGAAAATAAATAAAGAAACTTTAGAAGTTGAAGAAGCTAAATATCTTAATACTGCTTTTTATGTTGGTAAAGAAAATAAAAAGGAAATATTAGTTACTGATGGATTTGAATACATATCTGCGCTAAACAAAAAGAACGCCTTAAAATTATTTAATAAAGGCAAAGTTGGCGGAAAAGAAATAGATAAAGAACCACTAAAATTAAACTAATAAAATAAGCCATGATAACAGAACAAGAAGTAGTGAGTAGTCAATTCAAGAAAGTAAAGTATGATAGTGAGTATAAGATTCTAATTATAACTTTCAATAACGACAAGAGATATGAGTATAAAGATGTGCCTCAGTCTACGTTTGATGGTTTGATGTCGGCAGATAGTTTAGGTTCTTATTTCGGTAAATTCATTAAAGGTCATTTTGATTATCGTCCATTGTAATTAAAATTATTATCAGTAAATTTGGACATCGTTCTTTTAAAGTTTTATCAGTAAAGCATCCGCAAACTAACTTTTAACAAGTGGGTTTATTTAAGACAAGCGGATGCTTTACTTTATTTAGCAATGATGAGCATATTGGTTAGGCTCAACTCCGTTTAAGGAGTCCTGTAAAGTTGTAGGTTCGATTCCTGCCATTGCCACAAATTGCAAGGTAACGCTAAAGGCGTAAAATGTGATGCGGTATGCCGTTTTACTTCCTATTAGTCTACAATTGACACTTTCCTCCATGAGGTTTCAAATGATAAGTGTAAGCGTAGATAACTTGCAATATTTCTTTAAATTCGTTTAGGTAATCGGCGGATGAAAAATAAGACTGAGTTAGGCAATTATACTCAGGAATAGATTACCATGCACTAATGTTGTTTGTAAGTGGAGTCATAAATGT